AGACGGCGCTCGGGCGCGAGGACATCGGGACGTTCGCATTCAAGAGGCAAGCCTGATGCTGATCGTCACCGAACCCGCCGAAGATCTCCAGTTGCTCACTGAGGAAGAACTGCGCGTGGCGGCAGGGCTCGAGCCGGACGACGACAGCCAGGACGCGGCGCTCGCAACGCAAGGGCTGCGCGCGGCGTCGGCCCTGGCTGCAGCCTGCGGCGTTGCCAAGGCCGGCTATGATGCATCGCTGGCACCGCTGCGCGGCGCGGCACCGCGCACGCTGCACGCCGAGACGCTGGTGGAAACGATGCGCGTCCGGCCGGGCTATCAGTATGGGTCACTATTCCTTGCGCGCTGGCCGGTGCTTGAGATCATCTCGGTGACTGAGGGCTCGACCGCGCTGACGACTGCCGGCTGGGAACTCGACATCCCCGAGGGATCGATCACGCGCCTGTCCAGCAATGAGATGTGTTATTGGGCACTTGGTCGGGTGATCGTCGAATACGTGGCCGGCTATGACCCCATTCCGGATGACCTGAAAGCGTATGCCTCGCAGCTCGTGGGCGGCTACCATCAGGTCACGACGGGCACTGACCCGAATGCAAAGCATATCGAGATCCCCGGCGTGATCACGATTGACCGCTGGGTCGACCAGACCGCCACCGACAGCGTCGTACCGGATGACATCAAGTCTGCGCTGGTGCGCGACGGCTACCGCAGGCCGGTGCTGGCGTGACGCTGGCTACCGAGGCGCAGCAGCTCTATCGGGAAAACCTGCACGAGCCTGTCAGCATTCGCCGCATTACCGGCAGCGGCACCGGACGAGTGGACACGTCCTATTCTACGGTCGGGCGGGTGTTTGATTCGCAGCGCAAGGAACTGACCGGCGGCATCGCGCAGCAGGACCGCACCGCGATCATCTACGCGCAGGCCTTGTTTGATCTTGGCATGCCGTCTGATGTCGAGATCGGTGACTATCTGATCGACCAGGATGGCATCGAGTATTCGGTCTATGAGGTGAAGCATCGCCGGGTCGAAGGCGAGATGATCGCCTATGAACTCACTGTGCGGGCCTGATGGCACTGCAGACGCGGATACAGCCGCTCGGCCGCGAGTTCGAGCTATTCCTGGCGGAAGATCTCGGGCCGAAGGCACGCTCGGCTGCGCTCGCGGCATTCGCTGCCGAGACGATCGAGGAAGCCAAGCAGCAGAACAAGCAAGTGCTCGGCGTCGTGCCGCCGTATGACGTGTTCGTCGACGGACACGAGGGTGCGCCGCTCACCAGCGTCAAACCGGATGGTGTCATCCGCGTTGAGTTTGAACTGGTCAACGAGGCACTCGCTTGGATCAATACACAATTGCAGATGCACTCGCCGGTCCTTAGCGGTCGCTATGCCAAGTCGCATGAACTGTTTGCGGACGGCATTGATACTGAGAACCCGAATGTCGCACCGCCCGCAGAGGAATACGTCTTTCTCAACATTCAACCCTATGCGCGGAAGATTGAGCGCGGGCTATCTCCGCAGGCGCCGGACGGCGTGTATCAAGCGGTCGCCACACTGGCGCAGCGCAGGTTTGGCAATGTGGCAAAGATAACGTTCTCTTACCGGACTGCAATTAGCGGGGACATCATCGGCGGACGCGCGGGCGATCGCTCTGAACTGCGCAATCCGGCAATCATCGTGAGGCTGCGCTAATGCCATCCGCCGTCGTCGAGGCTGCGTTTCAAGCGCGGTTGTACGAATACACATTAGGCGACCCGCCGGTCATCTCGGCGATCCTGTCCGGTCAGCCGAATAACTCCCACGATGCATTCATCGTGCTGCAGTACCCGGTGGTGAACGGCAGCAAGCCGGTGCTCGGGCGACATTACTTCGAGGAAGGCGCGGCGCGCCTGGTGCTCAACGTTCGCCGTACCGCCGAAATGGAAACGGCACTGGGTCTCGCCGACGACCTCGCCGGCATCTTCCGTGACCGCAAGTTCCACGACATCGAGACGTTCACGCCCTCACCGCCGATCATCAACGACACCAGCAACGACGGCAACTGGGTCAGCCTCTCGGTGATCGTCCCGTATCGCTACCAGTTCTACGACGACTGACTGAAACTTAACCCCTAACCCAAGTTCGACAGCCCGCCAGCGCCCCTGGCGGGTTTTTCTTTTCCCGCTGCAGGGGCGGCAGCTTCAGGCGCGTCGCGAGGCGCCCAATCTCAAAGGAGATGCGCCATGGCTGGCGACATCGAAACCACCTCCGGTACGAAATTCTTCATCAGCACCACTGCCGCAGCATCGACGGTGGACACACTTGCCGAATACGAGGCTTTGACCTGGCAAGAGATCCTTGAGGTCGAGGATCTTGGCAACGTCGGCGACGTATCGTCCGAAGTCACCGGCGCTGCGATCAGCGACAGTCGTATCCGCAAGGCCAAGGGTGCGCGCAACGCCGGCACGATGAATGTGATCTGTTTCGATACGGTGCCGCTCGACGCCGGACAGGAGGCAGTGATTGCGGCCGAGGCGTCCAATAGCAACTACGCCTTCAAGATCGAATTGCCGGAGCCAGCCGTGGGCACGGCTGGGACCATTTATTTTCGCGGGCTGGTGATGTCGAACGAGTACCGGCTCGGCACCAACGACAACATCAGGCGGCGAGCTTTCAACATCGGGGTCAACAGTGCCCTGACGGAAGAGCCTGCCACGACTGCGTGATCCTTAGTCGAGACAAACGTGCGGGGCGGCAGCGATGCCGCCCTATTTCCTTTGGCGTAACAGACAATGGTTGTTTCATGAAATTAAGCGAGCGCAAGATCAATGTGCAGGCGCGCGAGGATGGCGCCTGGGTCAAGGACATCCCCGAGTTTCTCGACGTTGAGCTCAAGGTCCGCGGTGTCGGCAACAAGGACTGGGCGCGCATGGAGCAGAAGCTCATTGCCGCTGTGCCGCGTCAGCGCAGGACCAACGGTTTGCAACCGGACGACCGGCTGCGGATCAACGGCATTCTTCTCCGCGACTGCTCGCTGCTCGACTGGCGCGGCATCGAGAATGGCAACGACGAACCCGAGCCGTACAGCAAGGAAGCCGCAAACAGATACCTGACCGATCCTCAATATGAGGCGTTCGTGTGGGCCTGCATGTGGGCGGCCAACACAGTGGCCGAGCAGCAGCAGGAAGAGATCGAGCAAGACGCAAAAAACTGATTGACGCCCTGCGGTGGCAACATCAGTGGGGCGGGCAGGTCAAGCACTGGCAGTTCATGATCGAGCGGGGGCGCGAGGCGCCGCCTGAATTTTATGACTGCCCCGAGGTCGAGCCGCATCTGGTCTGGCTCTGGGATGCGTTCTGGGAACTCGGTACCGAACGCCAGCTCGGCATGACCATCGGGCCAATTCCCGGATCGAAGATTCGCGACTATCTGCACGGCGAGCTCGATTTGCACGGCGCCGACTACGATCGCGCCAAGGCGATCATCCGCAAGGCCGACACGGCCTATGTCGGAATGCTGAATAGCCGCAAGGAAGACGAGCCGAAACTGCGGGACCAGGCCAAGGCCACTGACAGCGAAGGCGTCAAGCGTGTGATGCGCGGACTGGGCAAGGCGAAGCCGGGGAAAAGACAATGAACGCCACCGTCTTTCGCACCATCACCATCCGGGGCACCAGCGAGGGGCTCGACAAGCTTCAGCGTGATCTCGTCAATCTGGCGAAAGGGCATAAGGACGTTGCGATTGCTGCGGAGGAAACAGACAAGAGCACGAGGAGGCTTGAACAATCCTGGAAGCAGCAGACGCTAAGACTGGATGAGGCTGCGCGTGCAGCAAACAACATCGCGCGCGAGAGCAAGATCGTAAACCAGATGCTGCATGAGCAGCGGATCAGCGCTGAACAGGCCGGCGAGCGCATTAACCTGATCAACCAGTATTATACGAGGGCATCAACGGCGACGAAGGGCTTCGCCAGCGCAAATGATAACGTCAGGAAGTCTGTTGGCCTGACCACGTATGAAATGCTGAACCTCAATCGTCAGATAGCGGACATCGGTGTTTCTCTTCAGGCGGGGCAGTCGCCGTTTACGGTCCTCGTCCAACAGGGCACGCAAGTCTTAGACATTTACCAGAACATGAGGGGCACAGTTGCCGGCGCATTCCAGCAGGGCATCAGCTGGGCTGGGCGGCTCGCCGGTTCGGTCGCCGGGATAACGACGGCTGTGGTCGGAACCACAGCGGCGGTAGGTTATATGGCGTCGAGTTTCGCATCGGCACAGAAGGAGATCGACAAGGTGCTGTCCGGCGTCGGTGCTGCAGCCGGCACGAGCCGCGGCGGCATCAACCGCATTGCGGAGGGTGCAGCTGGCGGCGGCATGTCGATCGCCGAGGCGCGACAGACTGCTCTTACATTCGCTGCGACCGGCAAGATCTACGAGCAGAACATCGCCAGCGCGACCAACGTAACGCGAGAATTAGCGCGTGCGATGGGGATCGATACAGCCGACGCGGCTAAACAGCTTGCCGCAGCTCTTGTCGATCCGTCGAAGGGAGCACTCGACCTGAACAAGCAACTTGGCTTCCTCGATGCCACGACGCTCAATTACATACGCACGCTGCAAAGTCAGGGCAAATTACAGGAAGCACAGAACGCTCTGATGGTCGCTGCTGCCCCTGCCATTGGTAAGCAGGCTCAGCAGGTATCACTTATGACGCGCGCATGGAATGCTGCGACCAAAGCACTCGACGATTTTGATGAGGCAAATGCTAGGGCGATGGCGCGCAGCCTGGAGCGTCTAACTGGTGCGGACCTTGGTGGGTTCTCTGATGAGGAACGGCTGGCTGGAGCAAGGCAAGCCCAGCAGTCATCACAGCAAGCTCTCGGTCGGGGATTGGGGCTTGGTCCGCGGGCAATAGAGGCTTTGGCAGCCGCAGCCAAAACAGCTACGGTTGAGGTCGATCGGCTCGAGAAAAAATTAGCCGATGCTGCCAAGGCATCTGCTGACCAGCGGTTTAATCAACTTCAGTTGGCAGCAGATGCCTTTGCACGTGCGCTGGTTCCAGCGATCGACCAGGTCAATCAGTTGACGTCGGCGATCGATGCGATGGAGCGCGCAAAAGCGGGTC